CTAGTTAAGTTTGTAGCGTTCAGGATTGTAAGGTTTTTGGGTTTTATGGACGTAGTAAGACACGACAAGCAGCTTACGCATGAGCGCACCTAATATCAGCATCTTTGGTTTGTTCTTGGCTTTCAAACGTCTAACGAAATCGGGAAAGTAACTCCTGTTGAGCGCAACCATAGCAGGCATGAACAGAGCTGATTTTAGCCGTCTGTTTCCGTAACGTGTCATGCTTGAACGACCTTTTACGCTGGTTCCTGATTCTTTTTGTTGCGGATTCAAGCCGGCAAAGGCGGTGAATTGATTAGCGGTTTTAAAGTCGCCACTAAGTAAATAGTTTGTGAGTATAGCAGCTGTTAATTTGCCAATGGCCGGAATGGTTTGCAGACGATCTGAAACAGCTTTCAAGTCTTGATTGCTATTTGTGATTGCCTGTATTTCTGCTTCGACTTGCTGAATGTGTTGATCCAATTCTTGGATTTGAGCTTGATGGATTTTTCGAACAAATTCGTCTTTAGCTACTTTCAGCCTGTTCTTTTGTGCTGTCTTTTGGGTTTTAAGCTGTTCGTACAGAGCCAATAAGCGTTTCAAGCGGTAGTGACCTATGCTTATTTTTTGCCGAGCGGGTAAGTCTTTGAGCATGGCCGTATGACAATATTCGGCAATAAGCCTTGCATCTTGTTTGTCTGTTTTTGTGCGATGAAAGCGGCTTTTGCCGTATTCGCTGATTTTGTATGGGTTGATAACGGATACGGTGTAAAACTGGCCGATATAGTCGGCAACGTCTTCAAAGTAATTGCCGGTTGCTTCCATGCAGATATGTAATTCACAGCCAAAACCGTCAAGCCAGGCTTTGAAGCTTTCAAAGCCATTGATGCTGTTATCAAACAGGGCTTGCTTATATTGACCGTTGACAATAGCGGCAGCGTCAAAGGTGTTTTGCGATATATCTAAACCGACAGCGTTTCTCATAATTTCCCTTACTATGCAGATTCACACTTTTGTGTGTTCTTTGATGCTACTCAATTTTCAGACAACAAAAAAACGCCCTCTTCATCTTTTCTACAGTCTGATGACTTAGGCCGTTTCAAGATGGGCGTTTTTCGGTTCGGGTAGCTAATCCGAACCTGTAAGCCGTCTAAATCAAAGGGCTTACAGCTTCAGATAGTTATCCTAGTATTCAAGTAGCGGGCGTTCCCGCACCCCGTGCTACTTTTTACCATATTGATTCCGCCTTTAGGGCTACATCAACACAGTAAAAAGCAGCTTGATTAATTAGATCCGACAGTCCCTCCACGTTGCTGGAATTGTTCCCCTGCCTCTATATAACCATCATACATTAAGTTTTGTGGAGATTTTCCGCCAAGTTCTAAAACTTGACTATTGTCATTGGATTTTGCTTGGTTTTGGGGCTGTGTTGCCTGGGTAGTTTGGGTTTTATCTTTGTAAGGATTAAACGGCATGCCGTTTTTGACGTAGTCTTTACACATTGTCTTAGTCACTTCTTTCAACGGCGTGCCTTGGTCGCTATAACAGGTACAGCCACTATTACCACCTTCGACGCAACCGGCAATATACTCAAATGTTTTGACTTGGCGTACATTGTCATAAAGCGGTTTGGATTCTGGTTTTTCGGCCAACTTTGGAATAAAGTCTGTCGGTTTTAGACTGTTATCAATTTTGGCCGTTGACTCGGTTTCTGTTGGTAATTCCATTTGCGACTGACTGGCGGCTGCTTCCTGTGTTTCGACCTGTTCTTGTTGGCCAGTGCCTTGCTGATAGATTTGATAAACGTTATAGCCTTTCCAAGCCATGAAAGCAAATATACCTATCAAAGCCCAAACAGCAAGCGGAATGTTCTTTTTAAACTTCTGATGCTGGCTGGATGATTTGTAATATTTAAACGCTTCTTTTGGCGGCTTCCAGCTTGATGATTCAACGCCTGTTACTGCGGCAGGATTATCTAGGCTGGTAACGCATTTGTACCAGGTATATTGCTTCATACCTACTGCTTTACGCTCAAGGTGCGTATGTTTTGATACGAGATTACGGACAAATACGTCAAGCTGACTAGGGTGTTGGGTCATCAAGATAACTGTATGGCCGTGATGGCGCAGTTCGGTTAATTCTTGGATATAGGGAGGAACGGGGCGACCGGCAGCACGAACAGGATAGGTATAGTGCGCTTCATCGACAATCAAGACGGCGCCTTGCGGAATAATATCGCGCAACGGTGCGGACATGATTTCTTCTTCAGTGAGTTCATGCGCATTAAATTTACGTTTATCCAAGCCGTCGATATGGCAGAAATAAAGCGGACGATCTACTTCCGTACCGTCTTCAAGCTTCATTTTAAATAAGCCGTCTTCGTTATTGAGAATCATGGAAACGACACGTGAAGTCTTGCCAGTACCCATGTTCCCTGTAAACAAATAAATCATAACGCTACCTTGGCATAATAAAAGTTAATTTATTCAATGTATTCATCCCAATATAAAAACTGAATGCGCCGAATAAATAACCGAGACCTTGGCCAAAACCACCTATTAAAAGTAAATTAAGAATATCAGAAGGCATAGAATTTATGGCATTCAAGGTGTAATCTTTAAATTTATTTAGCGCAATAATATAGCCTGCATATGTTACAAACGTCATGCCAGTAGCAATAATTATTCTGACAATTAGCATTTTGAGCAAAATTGCCAATAAAGGTATAAGACCTGCAAGTAATGGCATAATTACCTCTTATTTTCTCAAAGACCCGAAAACAATAAACGCGGACATGATGATGAATCCGAGCAGAACGGCAAAACGGACTTTTTCCATGAAAACGCAGAGCGGTTCATAGCTGATTTGTACCGGTTTTCCCCAAATGTTGAAACTTTTGGGTTGAGGACAAACGCCATTTGGCGGTAGGAAATCGTCTGACGACCATGTCCTATCATCGGTAGTTTGAGGAATACTTATAGCGTCAAACATTCCCTCTTCAGGCTTGCCCATTTTGTCACAAGCTAAAATGTCTGGGAAAAAATCACAAAGTAAGCCTTTTGATTCTTCTTTCTTGTCATCTTTTTTATCTTTTTTTCTTTTATCTTTATCAGATGGATCGTCATCCGGATCAGGTTTATCATCTGGACTTTTATCAGGCTTATCATCGGAATCGGGTTTATCATCAGGTTTTTTATCGGGCTTTCCATCAGGATTAGGCGCAGGATCTGGATCAGGCTTTGTATTGGGTGCTTCAGATCCGCCCGGTGTCAAATCAGGACGCTGAGTAGTTGCGACATTTGCCGTTGTATTGCCGTTTGAATCTTGGCCGAATGTAATGGTAATTTGAACCGGTTTGCCGTTTTCGGGGGTAACAGGGCCAATGGTTACAACTGTACCGGCAGGGACTTTGATATTTTCTTTATATTCGGGTTTCCCTAAACCTTCTACAAAAGGCGTTGGGTTACCGTCAATTATAGATGTAGCAATTTTTAAAAATTCATCCTCTTCTAAAGTTTTCGTCAACTCTTTATTTTGAAAATAATATCCGTACCTGGATGGTCTACTCGTTTCACATGACACGCCGTCAAGCCAAAAGCAATATTTAAAATAAAGGTCAGGCTCGTTAGGTTTTACTACATTATCAAAATATTTTTTAAATTCTGATTCAACTTGCATTACTAACAATTCTTGAGCTTGTTTTTCACTAACACCGCCTTTACTTAATGCTCGCATAACAGATGAATCAACCCCTACACATGAATCCTTGTCAATCGTACATAAAGCATTTTTATAAACTTTTAAATACTCGTTGCTTACATCATTGTATTCATATCCAGCAGATTCAAGAGACGGATTAACGGCCTGATAGGCATCATAAGCATATGAAGCAGCACCAACATAAGGAGCAGCTTTTAAAGCAAGTTTTGCGCCTGCTTTTACCAGGCCAAACGCGCCCGAAAGGACGGCTTTGCGGGATACTCTGGCTTCTAACGTTACGGGGACAGTTGAGGCAGAGCGGAGACCGGTGGAGGCTTCACGGACGTGAAGTGATTTGTCGAATCTAGACTGATACTCTTGATCAATTCCACCACCAATAATTTTCCAAGGTCTGAAACCATTTTCATTAAATTTTTCAGTCAAAGGATAGGCTAATTTACCGTTTCTAACTTGCAAATCACCAGCAAAAGATTCAAAGCTCAAACCTAATAGAAAAATTATTGTCAAAACCCGTAACATTTATTTCACCATTTCCAATAGTGAAAACTGAATTATCTTTAAATAAAACTTCAAAACATGCCTTATTGAAATTTATTCTATTGAAAAAATTCTGACATTTATCTAAAGAGAATTTTTTCAAATATCCAGTTTCTTCTAAATATGAATAAAATACAAAAGATAAAGGTTTTTCTAAATAGAATTTAGATAATTCATCTAATTCAAATTCAGTTATATAGAAAAAATCCTTTTTATTCTTTTCTAACATAATCCTAACTTTCGTAATTGTTGCTGAAAGTTAGATTATATCGCTTCTTCATTAAAACGAACCATAACCACTTGCTATCATGTCTTCAACCGTACTATCTTCGGGCATAAGACCGGCATCAATCAGGAAATTCAAATAATCCTGATGTTCGTCATAACCATCCGACCAAACCCTTTCCATATACTCTTCATGCGTTTCGTGATCGGGGTCGGGTTCCATAAAGTCACCGAAGCCATAATCTGCCCCGCCATAACTAGCCCCTTGTTCATACTCAAAATCATCTTCCATATCACTACCTATTTAAAAATCATCCAGCCCACCACGACCGGAACAAATACGCCGAGATAGAAATAAAAATCCATCATTTGAGAACACTTTTTAAAACGGATACGAAATACACAGCGGCCATCACGCCGAACAAAAGCCAGCCTGTTTCCAAACCGCTTTTCAGATTGTCACTTGGATCGCATTTGGGTAAATCGGCTTTAATCGTCTGTCCGTTCAGTTTCCATACTGTGCCGTTGTACTCAGGTTTGATGATTTTGCCGTCTTGGGTTATTTGAGGTACTACCAAGCTGAAATAGACGTTTTCAGCTTGGCTTTGCTCAAGACATTTATTCCCGACTTGGTAGTACATCTTAATTACCTTTTATCGCAACAAGCGTTTCACGATGGCAATTACGAACAGGGCAGCAAAAACGCCAACTACCAACCAACCTGCCTCGAGGCCGTCAGTTTTTGCGGCTTCAATGGATGATTTTGCACCTTCATCAAGAGCGGCATAGGCTTGTGTAGCCAAAGCCAGAGGAGCAGCGGCAACAACGGCCAGTTTTGCGCCGTATTTACGGCAAGTGTTCATCAATTTCATGATGTTTTCCTTTAGTGAGTTAAACAAAATTGAATAGGTGCTTTTGCTATTATTCAGACCGCACCTGTAGCCTGAATTTTTAAAATTCTGATAAAAAGCTGAAGACAATAAAGTTTTCACCGATTTCGGATAACGCGGTTTCTACCGCTTCATTTCGGTCGTAGAAATAACCTGCTTCATTGACAAACGGTGTATGCCCCACATCACCCGTATCAGACGGATAAAGGAAGTCGCCCGTTTCCCGTGACTGAACAATGTAAACGCGGGTAATTGTCATGTTTTAGCCTTTGTTTGGTGATTTAGGCTGGAAGCCGAGAATTTTCAGTTTCTGGCTTTTGCCGTTGGTAACTAATTCAACCGTCAAAGAGGCTTCAAAAGGGAATGACAGACTTTTGAACTGTTCGAAATTCACGGAGCCGCCGTAGTCGTATTCGGTAGCCGAGCTGCCTAATGCGTTGCCTTGGCTGCTGTCCAGAGGTGTAGACACGATGACGCGGCAATAGTCAAAGGTTTTACCGTCGATTTGGCCGTTAAAGCGTTTAACGCCCATGATTTGGCCTTGAATTTGCATTTGCATGATGTGTTTCCTTATTCAATACACTGCACTTGAAGGCGGCAGCGTTTTGCCTTTTAAAATCTATATGCGTATCGGTCGTACATCAGATTCAGATAATCTTGTTCGTGTTTGGCTTCGATAAGCTTTTTCATTTTGTTTTTCTCTTCAATGGCCATCTCAAGCAAAATTTGGGCGGATTCATTAAGCCATAAACTGCCTTCGGGCTTGTCGTGTATGGCCGGTGCATGGTTTTCGGTACATGAATACACTTCAAGGCTTAATCGTTTGGGCAATAAGTCATGATCGGCTTCGAACATGGCTAAGATTTCCGAACGGTCTTTATGCGGAAACATGGATTTCGCGGCATTGATGGCACGGCCGACTTGGTTTTTCGCTACTTCGATGCAGCGTTCAAAGGTCAATTCAAGATTCTTTTTCACTGCTTCGATGCGTTTGGCTTTCTCTTGGAATTGGGCGCATACAGGGTATGCACCGCCGAAGTATTCCCCCGGAACTGTCAATACTTCGAACGGAATCACAATATCCTTGGCTTTGAATTCAATTTCAAAACGCACCCACTGACTTTCTTTGTCGCCAAGTTGCTTGCCTTTTTCGTAAACACGAACGTATTTGGACGATTCACGGGAGCCTACATAGTAGGTTTTGCCCTTGCCGTTGTTTGATTCCCAATCCGTACCGACTGATTCGCCATCTGGCATCATATGATGATTTGTGAACTTACCGGCGAGCCGGTCGGCTTTGGCCTGTTCAGGCGTGTATTCGCCTTGAAAAAAATCTTTGGCAATGTCGATACGGGTAATTTTGGGACGTACAGCTTGTATGATGAAGTTATAAAGTCGTGATTCCCAACCGTCAGATGCTGCATTGCAACCCGTGGCTGTGACTTCAATCAGCATGGTATTGTTTTGCCCACCGAAATGAACGCGGCCATATTGGGCATTGTCTGTACCCATCAACCAGCAGGAATCATAAAAACGACCGCCTGAATGTTTGGCTTTTTCGGTAATACCGAAACCAAAAATATCGGCCAAAACCATAGATGCGCGGACGATGTATTCATCATCGGCAACCAATGGATAACCGGCGAGAAGGGAAAAAGTATCTTCGTGGATTGAAAAACTAATTTGGTCAATAAAAGCGGAATTGGCTTTACCACGACGCAAAGGCACTTCAATCAGACGGCCTTTTGAATCAGTTAAAAAGGTAGTGTATTTTTCGAAAGTTTCGTGTTCGGTACTCAAAGCCGCCTCGGTTTCTGCTCCCCCCCTGTTAGATAAGGGGGGCGCCATATCGGCGCATGAAGCCGCCTTTGGCGCGTCGCTTACGCTGCCGCCGCTAAACGCGGCTTCATGCGCTTTTATGTTCATTTCTTTTTTCATTGGAGATTCTCCTTACTCATGATTCCACTTACATATAAACGGCCATATTCGTTAGCGGCGTTTTGTGCATGAAAAAGATGATCTGGAGATATAATAGGGAAGTTGATGGTTTTAAGACATTGCGTGCAGTCTTCATCATCTTTAAAGATGCGCACAATAAAAGATTTTGGGAATGTTGGAGGTTCTGGATTGACTGTGTAGAAGACGATGCACAT